CAGGACAAGCCGGTGCGGCACCAGGTGGAGATATGGGTGGAGCACCACCACCCCCTCCTCCAGCCGGTGGTGGAGCTGAACCATTAAGTGAATCAAGGAAATCGAAAATTCTTGGAATGTTAGGTGAAGAAAAAATGGAGTTTACCGATTTATTTGATATGGATAGGGCACAACAGAATATTTATGAAATAGAAAATAAAATAAAAGATATATTAAACGATTAGAAATGAACACTTTTGGAAAATTAAAAACAAAAATATTAGGGAAACTTACCGAATCTTATTCATCTAACAATAAAAAGGAGATGAAGAACATTTTAAAGGCAATAAAGGGAAATAATGACTTTAGAGAAATGTACTTGTTCTATGAACAAATAGAAAACAAATATTTTGAAGATAAGGAAGTTGCAAGATTATTTGTTGAAGAGTTGTCTTCAGTTCTAAAAACAAAATCTAAGAAAGTAAAAGAGTTTTCAAAAACTTTAAATGAATCATTAAAAAATGTGGATGTTGAAGAAAACGAAATCTATTCGATACTAGACCAACTTTCTGAAGAAGATACATTGAACAATATTGACAAGAAAGTGATTTCTAAGAAAAAATTGTTTGAACATTTAACCACAAAAAAGGAAACGGTTGTATTGGAGAAGACATTACATACAAACAACGAAAATCTTTTACAGGCAGTGTTGGTAAATAATTTCAATGTACTTTACAATAACAATTTGACAGAAGAACAAAAACAAACATTGAAGGATATTCTGTCCATGCCAGGTGATGTGATTGAAAAGAAAACATTGGAATTGAAGGAAAGTTTAAATGAAAAAATTGACACTTTGATTTCAGAATCAAGTGACTCAGATATAAAAGACAAATTGAGTAAAGTTAAACAAGAGGTTAACAGTAAAAAACCCTCGAGAATTAATTACCACAGTTTGGTAGAATTAAAAAATGGTCTTGATTAATCAAGACCATTTTTTATTTTTTGTATGTAAGTCGCCTTCAAGATTTGGTCACGTCTTTTAACAGATGGTTTAACAAATTCTTGTCTCTCTCTTAGTTTCTGAATTTGTTTTGTCTTATTAACTTTATTCTTATAAAGTTTAAGTGCAAATTCAATGTTTTTTTCGATTTTAATTATGATCATAACATATAAGTATTTCAGAATAATACTTAATATGTTTTTTATTTCAAAATTTTTTATTTATTTTTTATTTACACCATAAAAATAATAGTAGAATATGAAATAAATAATGAAAACAGGAAAATATATTCCTTTAGGTGAATGTAAAGATGTAAAAATAGGATACGGAACAGTAGATTTTAAAAATTTAAAAACAATTTATTTAAAACTTAATTCGTGGGTACAACCAAAAAATGATGAAGATGATTTTGATTTTTTGATTAGTAGAACAAGAAGACTAATTAAAGAAATCGTCTATAATTTGAATAATGAAAATTTTAAACCGCAATGTATTGTGGATTTGGATGTTAAAACTAAAGGAATAAAAATTGAAAAGAGGTCTTTTATGAATTTAGAAATAACATTATATGTTGATAGTTTTTTTGATGTTAAATCAAAGTCTTCAAAAATAATGGTAAAAAGTATTATTGAAACCATAATTGAAAATGGTCTATCCAATAAAAACCTTTTTAACTTTAATAAAAACAAAAAATAACTTATATATCGATGTATTTATATAGTATAATTACTAAATAGATGAAGATATTAGGACCAAATGAAACTGGCAAAGGAATTTTAATCGAATACGATGCCGGTCACGTATCTCCCGAAGACAATAAAAAAATAATTTCTGAAATGAAGAATGTGGACTTTTCTGAAGACCTCATTCTTTATGCTGTTTTGCAAAAATTCGATACACCAAATAAAAATGGTCGAATTTATCCTGAAAATTTATTAAAGAGAGAAAACGAAAAATATCAAAATTTAATAAAAAAGGGAGGAGCGTTAAATGAATTGAATCACCCCTCATCATCACTTATTGATTTGGATAGAGTTTCTCACTCTATTATGGAAACATGGTGGGATGGTAAAATATTAATGGGGAAGATAAAATTATTCACCTCACCTGGATGGAAAAAAATGGGGATTGTGTCAACCAAAGGAGACCAAGCTGCAATGTTAATAATGAATGGGGCAACATTGGGTATTTCCTCAAGAGGTGTAGGTTCACTTAAAAACATAAAAGGTCAAAACATTGTTCAAGAAGATTTTGAACTAGTATGTTTTGATTTAGTGTCATCACCATCAACACCAGGGGCATACATTTTTTCTGACCCATCAGAAAGAGACCAATATCAAGAGGGTGTTGAAGAAAAACCAATTGTGGATGATAGAATGAAAAAATTAATGGGGAACATTGATAAATTTTTATCCAAATAAAATTTTTATAAACCAATAAGTATTTATATTAAAACAATTAACAAAATGAAAAAAAATGTTATAAGACTAACCGAATCTGAATTAAAAAATTATATCAGAAAGGTTATAAAAGAACAAGCTCAAGCGAAAACTCCTGATTTAGAATCAATAAAATCTCAAGTTGTTGGTAAGAAGATTCAATTGACCGTTGACGGTAAGTTACAAGGTAGTGCATATCGTGATTATTTTACGAAGAAATCTGGAGAAGTTTTAACCACGTTTTTAGTTGATAGTGTTACAGTATCGGGAACTCAAGTAGTGTTAACTGGTAGAGATTTGTCAACCATAGATGCTAGAGGAAATAATCAAACAGCATGGGGAGATGTGTCACAATTCAAAGTGCAAACCCTAACATGGAAAGGATGTCAAGACCCATATTACCTAGTTGCTCGAGGAGTACAAGGGAACTACATGAATGGACAGGCGAAGGAAGCTAAAGCATTCCCGTCAATGATTGATGTAACTAATAAGACACTTACAGATATTTTATTCAATGCTAGTAGTTGTGCTCCCGATATAGATGATGAAAAAGATTTTACACCTTAATAAAAAAAAATAACTATAAACAAAATGAAAAAAAATATTATAAGACTAACCGAATCTGAATTAAAAAATTATATCAGAAAGGTAGTTAGTGAGCAGACTGCACCCGCACCCCAAGCGGTTGACTTAACAAAATTAAAAAATAGAATTATTGGTAAAAATGTTTTATTATTTACCGATGTTGCAGAACCTAACGGCCGTGGGACTTTAGTAAGAATTGAAAGTATTGAATCGAATCCTAAGGGAGGAGTAGTAATCGGTGTTAGAGATTTAAAATTTTTCGACGCGTATAATAACCGTAAGGGGTCTGATACAATTGGACAAGAAATTAAAAATTTAAGGTTTTTTTGTAATAACCCTACGGCATTAAGTGGTTCCACTGTTAGAATAAGTGTACAGGGACCAGTAGCAGGATCAGAGAATGATCGTGCATTGATGTATTCAAAATTATTACAGGGTATTCTTGTTCAAGAACTTAATTGCGCACCGGCACAAAATGTGACAACTCAAGATTTAGGTCAGGAAACTTTAAAATAATTTAATTTTAATTTTAAAAAAACCCTCACACGAGGGTTTTTTATTTTGTTTAAAATAATAAATCTTAACATTTATTTAGATATAAATGATGTTAGAACGATTTTTTTATAAAATCACAATATTTATAGGATAATAAAACAAATCAAATGACTGAAAAATCAATTTTAGAACAAGCGTTACTTCAAGTGCAAACACTTGAGGAGGCAGTTAAGCAAAATGCAAAAGGTATACTTGCTTCTACAATGAAGGAAGAACTTAATGAATTGCTGAAAGAGTCAGAAAAAGAGGAAGATGATCTTCCTGAAGAAGAGGAAAAAGATATGTCAGAGCAACCAGAGGACGAAGACGATGAAGAGTCTGAAGACGAAGGTGACGAAGAAAATATGGACGACCTCGATAATGAAGAACCAATGAAAGGTATCGATTCTATGGATTCTGAAGATGATGAGTCTGAAGATGATATGGGAATGGATGATGAAATGGGGATGGATGACGAAATGGGAATGGACGATGACATGTCTTCTGATGAAGATGTTATGGACATGACAGGATCATCCGACGATGAAGTCCTTAAAGTTTTTAAAGCAATGAAACCTGAAGATGGTATCGTTGTTAAAAAAGACGGTGCGGATATCGAATTGGAAATGGACGGTGATGAGTACATCATTAAACTCGATGAAGAAGAAGAGTTTGAATTTAACGAAGGAGATGTGGACCCAGAAATGGAAGAAACAATGTACGAAATCGAGTTGGAAGATGAAGGTGATGAAAAAGAAATTGAAGCCACTGAAGCATCAAGAACTTACGCGGCTGGCGTTAGAGGTCCTGCAGACAAGTTTTTTGCAAAGGCTGGACGTCACGAAATGGTAAATGAGGAAGTTGAGAAACTAAAGAAACAAAACTCAGAATACAAAAAGGCGTTAGTGTTGTTCAAAGAGAAACTTAATGAAGTTGCAGTTTTCAACGCAAATTTAGCGTACGCTACTCGTTTGTTCACCGAACATTCAACAACAAAACAAGAAAAATTGAATATTTTGAAAAGATTCGATTCTGTTTCAACAATGAACGAATCCAAAAACCTATTCAACTCAATAAAGTCTGAATTGGGAGTTAAAAAACCAGTTACAGAAAGTGTGGTTGATAGACTTTCATCAACCCCTCAGAGCTCAAGTTCACAACAAGTGTTGTCTGAATCAAAAGCATATGAAAACCCACAATTCAAGAGAATGAAAGACTTGATGGGTAAAATAAAATAAATAATAATAAAATAAAAAAACCAAAAAAACCAAAATAGAAATGGGAGCATTATTAGAATCAGGTATGGTTGGTAACATCGGTCTTAAGCACCTACGTGTTATCAAAGAAGATACCATCAAAAAATGGGATAACTTAGGTTTCCTAGAAGGTCTTGACGGCCATCAAAAAGATAACATCGCGCAATTGTATGAAAACCAAGCGTCTTATTTAATCAACGAAGCAGCAGTATCTGATGCTTCTGGTTCTTTCGAGACCGTGGTATTCCCAATTATCCGTCGTGTATTCTCTAAGTTGTTAGCAAACGACATCGTATCAGTACAAGCAATGAACTTACCTATCGGTAAATTGTTCTACTTCGTACCTAAAATTCAGGATAGAAACTCTGGAGCACACTACGCACCATTCGGATATCCTAACACTACTGACTCTGTAACCGCTGGTTATGGTGCAGACGCAAGAAACCTTTATGATCGTTTCTACGAAGAAGGTGATGACGCATCTGAAGGTCTTTTCGATTATTCTAAAGGTGCATTTACTACCGCATCTTTAACAGGTACTTCTCTTCACTCTTTCTCTGCAGGAGCTGAAGGTAGTGCTGTAGTGTATGCAACTGGTGACACTCTTTCAAGTGTAATCTTGAAAGTAACTGGTTTCACTAAAGCAGGACAAGGTAAAATTGTTGGAGCAAATGGTAACGAAATGGATACCGAAGAGTTCTTGGCTTCATTGCAAGTTTCTTCTGCACAAGTTCAGTCTGGTGCATCTTTACCATTCAACATCGTAACTCAGAAATACGGTAAAGGTATTGTTGAGTATGGTCAAAAAAGTGGTTCTGGTCTTAGCAAATACAACGATATCTGCGACGAAGAAGGAGCTATCTACTTGAACGTAGACCTTCAGACTTACTCATCAACTTCTGGTTTCTCTAACCACACTGTTGCGGGTTCTACTTTGATTGGAACTGATTTCGTACTTACTTATCGTCAGTATGCAACTCTTGAATTCGAAGAAGAAATCGGTGAAGTATCTTTCGACTTGTCTTCTGTAACTGTTTCAGTTACTGAAAGAAAGTTAAGAGCTAGCTGGTCTCCTGGTGCTACTTTAGTAGGATACACTCAAAAAGATTGGAATCAAACTCTAATCACCAAAATTAACCAAGTTTCTGCACAAATCCACAAAACCACTTTGAGAGGTGGAGCTAACTGGATTGTAGTTTCTTCTGAAGTTTCTGCAGTATTCGATGATTTGGAATACTTCCACGTATCAAACGCAGGACCTGAGCAGGATCAATACAACATGGGTATTGAGAAAATCGGTACACTAGCTGGTCGTTACCAAGTGTTCCGTGATCCTTACTTCCCAGCTGGTAAAGTATTGATTGGTCACAAAGGTAAGTCTCTATTGGACGCTGGTTACATCTACGCACCATACGTACCTCTACAGTTGACTCCAACTATGTACAATCCATTTAACATGACTCCTATCAAAGGTATCATGACACGTTACGCTAAGAAAATGGTTAACAACCGTTACTTTGGTATAATCGATGTAAAAGGTTTGGCTACATTCAGCTTGGATACCTTGAGATAATATTAATTGTCTTAGTATATAAAAACCCCCGAGAAATCGGGGGTTTTTTATTTTAAATGTAACATTTTTTGAATATATTTGTTTCAAATGTCCCAAACTGATTATTCCAAACTAAGAGTTGATGTCCTTGAAAAATTAATTTATTCAAGAGGTATTGAATGTAGAATGAAGAGGGATGAGATGATTAAATTTTTAAAATTGTATGACGAAGGAAAATATGTCGAACCTATGAAAGAGACAACATACATCAAAGAAGGGAATGGGTTTTATGTTGGTATCGATATTAAAAATCGAGAACATATGACACAAATAAGTAAATTAATAGAAAAAAAAGAAGGTAAGAATCTAAATCGTTATTCAGATGAAAGGGTTTGGTATTGGACACCACAAAAATTATTATGAATTGGACTGAATATTTTTTAGGAATTGCTGAACAGGTTAAATTAAAATCTAAAGATGAATCTACACAAATAGGTGCTGTCATCGTTGGGTGTGATAACGAGGTACTTTCAACAGGATATAATTCATTTCCGAGAGGTATGGACG